CGAACCTTTCCTCTTCGATCAGGCCCGAGCCTACGTCACCAAATGAACCCCTCAACCCTACAATCCCAGTACCGTCTGCTTGAGCAGTCACGCTGGGAGTTCCTCGAAGCCGGCCATAAGTGCTCTGTCCTGACGATCCCGTCGGTGCAGCCGCGCGAGAATATGAGCCGCACCGAGCTGCCAAACAACTTCCAATCGGTTGGAGCCCGGGGCGTAAACAACCTCAGCTCCAAGCTGATGCTTAGCCTCTTCCCCCCGACTCTGCCCTTCATGCGCCTCGAAATGAGCCCCGCAGCTAAGGCGGAGATCGTGGCCGAGAGTGGTGAGGAGTCCGCCAAGGTTGTCTCAGAGATCGAAGCCTCCCTTCAGCTTCTGGAGCAGCAGGCTCTCTCCGAGTTCGACACGGACGGCTGGCGCCCCGCCCTCGCTGAGGCCATGCGCCTCCTGGTCGTGACGGGCAACGCCCTCATCTACGACCGTCCGGGCGGCAAGTCCCCTGTGACTGCGGATCTGCGACACTACGTAGTGGACCGCGACCCGGACAACCGCCTCCGCGCGGTCATCCTGCGCCAAGGTATTGGGCGGGAGGACGCCGAGGAGCGCCTGGGTCACACCCTCACGCGCGAGCAGATGGCCTCCACGGCCTCCGATGTCGCCACGGAAGGCGGTGCCAACAAGGACGTTCTGGACCTCTACACCGGAGCCCGGCGTACCTCTACGGGTCGCTTTGAGTTCTGGCAGGAGATCGCAGGGGAGCCCGTCGAGGGCACCTTGCGTACCGTGTCCGAGGACGACCTCCCGCTGATGCCTCTCCAGTTCTGCCCGATCTACGGCTACTCCTACGGTCGTGGGTTCGTCGAGGATGTGCAAGGGGACCTCCTGGTCCTTGAGCAGATCTCCCGAGCCCTGGCTGAGGCTGCGCTGGTGATGAGCAAGGTTATCTTCCTTGCCCGCCCCGGCTCTGCCACGAAGCCTGCCGCTATCGCCAAAGCCCCCAACGGCTCTGTGCGTGTCGGCGACCCCGAGGATATTGGGGCCGTCCAGGCGAACAAGGGCGGTGACCTGATGGTCGCCTACCAGAAGCAGAACGACATCGCCCTGTCCCTTAGCAAGGCCTTCCTCCTGAACTCTTCCGTCCAGCGGGCGGGTGAGCGCGTGACCTCTGAGGAGATCCGCTATGTGGCTCAGGAGCTTGAGGACGCGCTGGGTAACACCTACGCGGCTCTCGCTCAGACCGTGCAGCGACCCATCGTCATGTACCTGTTCAACCGGATTCGCAAGACGATCCCCGGTATCCCGAAAGAAATTCAGCCCGTGATCGCCACGGGTCTTGAGGCCATCAGCCGTAACCACACGGCTATGCGTATCCAGCAGTTCCTGGGCGCTCTCCAGCAGAGCATCCCGCCGGACCAACTGGTTGACTACGTTCGATTCGAGGCAGTGGCCGCTGATATGGCGACCGCCCTCAACCTACCCAAAGACCAATACCTCCGAACTCCTGAGGAACTCGCGGCGATCATGCAGCAGCGTCAGCAGCAGCAAGCCGTCGAGTCGCTCGGCCCGGAAATGCTCCGTCAAGGAGCCCAGCAACAACCGCCCCAATGAGTACACAACCTGAACCCCAGCCCGTAGACGTTACCCCCTCTCCCGCCCCGGCCCCGGTGGACTCCCTGGAGATCCCCGCAGCCCCGGAAGCTCAGCCCGCAACGGCCGAGGATGTCGCCCGCCTTCAGAGCGAGCTGACCGAGATGCGTAGGCGTGACACGGCCCGGCAGGTCACTGAGACCCTGGGTGGTGACAGCGTGGTCCGTGACGCGATGTCGTGGGCTCAACAGAACATGACGCAGACGCAGCTCGACGCGATCAACGCTGATATGTCCCGGGCCTCCGTGGACGGGCAGACTGCGATCATGCGCGGTATCATCGAACAGTCCGGCGTGGCAGCAACCGCCTTCGCCTCTGGTACATCCGCGCCCTCCGGCACGGTCCCCTTCGCCTCGCATGAGGCTATGCTTACAGCGCAGCGGGACCCGCAGTACAGCACCGACCCCGCCTACCGCGCTGACTTCATGCGCCGCCTTGCGGCCTCCAACCTATGAAATTCCTCCCCTTCCTCCTCCTACTTCTCCCGCTCTTCGGCTGTGGCTCCCTGAGCGCCTTCGGCGACAAGGCTGAAGCCATTCAAGAGGAGACGACTGTTCTCCTTGAAGGCGTGGACGAGGAGTACACCGCTGGCACACTCACCGCAGAGGAGCGCGACGAACTCATCCGCGCCATCCTCGTCGAGTCCAAGGAGCGGCTGGATGCCGCTGCCCGTGAGACCGGCGACGACATTCTCCTTACCGGCAACGCCGTACTTGATATGCTGCTGCTCGTCCTCTTCGGAGGCGCAAGCGGTGGCGGTATGCTGGCCCTGACCCGTAAGATTCGCGGACCGCGCGAAGCCTAATCCCGAAAGGGTGGCCCCAGCCCTGCTGGGGTCTTCATATAACCCCCCGGAAGTCTGTGAGTCCCATGCGGCAGGACGCCGGGGGGTTGGCCGTGTAGAGTACGAAGCAGCGACCCGCCCAAGGGCGGATAAGTCGAGGACGCGGACGCTCATAATGGCAACCCACCTTCCTGTTCACTACACAACTACTTAGAGAGATACCACTATGGCCGCACCCACTGTTGACGTTGTCACGCAGCCCGGAGTTAGACAACTCCAGGGCAACGAAGACCAACTCTACCTCACGATGTTCTCGGGGGAAGTCCTCAATGTCTTCCGCGACAAGAACCTCATGATGCAGAAGTCCCGCGTGATGAACGTCGGACCCGGCAAAGACTTCCAATTCCCGAAGATTGGTCAGGCGGACACCGCCTACCACGTCAAAGGTCAGTCCATCCTTGACGGAACGGCTTACCTTAGCGACATCGAGCACACGGACACCGTCATCCCGGTTGACAAGATCCTCCTGTCCTCGATCTTCGTGGACAACTGGGATGATATCGTCAAGCACTACGAGACTCGCTCGGAGTACGCCACCCAGCTTGGTGCCGCTCTGGCGCGCAAGATGGATAAGCAGCTCTTCGCGCTTGCCGCGAACCACGCGCTTTCCGATGTCGGCTCGGACTTCGACTCGGCCATCAACGCCGACAAGACCAACTCCCAGAAGATCGACAAGCTGAACGTAAACGAGACCACCACCCTCGGTATGCAAGCCCTGGAGGACTCGATGGTCGAGGCCGCAGCCGGCTTCGCCGCACGCGATGTGCCGATGGATGACGTTTGCTTCTTCATTCGCCCGGACCAGTACTACGCCCTCCAGAAGTACGGCGCTCTCCTCAACACCGACTTCGGCAACGCCGGGAACGGTTCGCAGGCGAACGGCGCGATCTTCAAGGGCTACGGCTTCAACATCGAGTGGACGAACCACCTCCCGCAGGGCGCTGTTGTGCCCGGCACCGGTGAGTCTTCCGCTTACGCGACCGGGCGGGGTATCACCGCCCTCGCGATGGAGCGTGGAGCCGTCGGCACCGTCATGCGTCAAGGCGTCCAAACGGAAACTGACTACCAGGTCGAGCGTCAAGGCACTCTGCTTGTCTCCAAGATCGTCTGCGGCCACGGGGTTCTTCGCCCTGAGTGCCTCGCCACGATCTACGACTCCAACGTCGCCCAGGCCTGATCCAACCACTTAGAGCAACTGCTCAGGCGGCACTCCGAATTCTCGGGGTGCCGCCCCCTTTTACCCCTTCAATGACATGACCTTCGACCAACTCGCCGCTGTCAACCGCATCCTTGCGGCCCAGGGTCTACCCCCGGTGAACACCATTGACGGGGACACCTCAAAGAACACGCAGATCGCGCTGTCGATGCTGCGACAGGCCTCTACCGACATCCAGTCTGAGGGCTGGGCGTTCAATACGGAATACGAGTATCCGCTCTCCGTGGACGCCGCTACGGGCTTCATCAACATCCCCGAGAACATCACCCGGTGGTTCTCCGACGTAGAGCCCTGGCTGATCCAGCGAGGCTCCCGCCTGTACGATCGTCGGGACAAGACATACATCTTCACCTCTGCCGTAAACGGGACCGCCCAGTTTGAGCTGGGGTGGGATGAACTCCCCCTCGAAGCCAAGACCTGCATTGCAGCACGTGCGGCGCGCATCACATACGAGCAGTACGTGGGCGCCGACGAGACCCGCCAGAACCTCTACATGGAGGAGAAGAACGCGACGATGGTGCTGGACCAGCGCGAGGCCGACACAGGCCACGCCTCCATGCTCAATGACGCGACCCTGCCCTACCTGAAGGGCTCCTCATACGTCCCCGGAAGCCCCCGCTACCCTAACATCTGATGACATCACGCCAGTCCATCCCAGCCTTCTTGGGCGGAATCTCGCAGCAGTCCCGCGCCATCCGATCCACGAATCTGGTGGACGACTGTGTGAACATTGAGCACCTCCCCAGCGAGGGTGCCACCAAGCGTTACCCCACGGAGCACGTTGAGACCCTTGAGGAGTTCACGGGGGGTTTCATCCCCGCTCTCTCCCAGAGCCAGACCCATGTGGTCCCTATGAGCCGAGACGAGGGTGACTTCATTGTCGTCGTCGATGGCTCCCTTGCGGACGCCCAGAACTCTGTGCGGGTCTACGACTCCGCCGGGGTCGCCCAAGACCTCACTGAGGTCGGCGATGCCTTCGGGTACGTCCGAGGTGCGGACCACGCGGACCTCACGTTCCAGCAGGTCGCGGACACCCTCTACGTTGTCAACAAGAACATCTCGGTGGACAGCGCCCCCGGCAAGGACTATGCGCCCTGGCGACAGCAGGGGGACGCTGGAGTCTTCGTCAAGAGCACGGCCTACGACCACACCTACTCCTTGACCGTGGGCGCCACGACGGTCTCTGTGACCACCCAGGCGACCCCGAACACTTTGGGGGGACTTGGGTACTCTAGCAACGTGACCAACGCCTCCGCGCAGCCCTACAAGCTCACGGCTGGACAGGCTGCGGGTACGGACCCGATCTTTGTCGCTGACTTGCAGACAACCGCCAGGTCGAACTCCCTTGCGGACTTCGACTGCCGGAAGATCGACCCCTCCCGCATCACTTTCGGCACCTCCTCCCCGGGCGTCGGCGCCTTCGCCTTCGCGGCTGTCACTGACCCCATATCGGGCCAGCCCACTGCCGGGACCTGGAACACGAACTTCGCATCCGGTGTCGGTATCGACCCGTTCGACGTTGCGGCATTTGACCCGGACTTCCAGGCCCTCTACCTCGACCCCGCCGAGGGTCATGTGGCGGATGACTGGATCGCCGTGTCTCGCCTGACGCTCACCAACGAGTCTGAGATCCGCCCCGAGTACGTTGCCCGTCAACTGGCGAAAGCTCTGGTAGTCGCGGAGCCTACGATTGTCGTCGAGGCTTCCTACATGACAGAGGAGACCTCTGAGGCGGTAGAGTCCTCCTCGTTCTTCCTGACGACGGGTGCCGGAGCTACCGGCGTGCCTCGCCTGACTGTGGAGGACAACGGTGGCAACCCTGTCGAGGACTACGCCTACCTGTGGGTGGACGAGATTGAGGACATCACTCACCTTCCCGTCTTCTTCAAGCAGGGCGCAGTGGTGCGCGTCACCGGGGGCCTTGGGAGCTCTACGGAGGACGACTACTTCGTCCAATTCGCTACCGAGCAGTGGGCCAGTGAGACCGACTCCGACGAGAGCGAGTTCTACGCCGTGGCCTACTCCGACCTCTTCGGTCGAGGGTTCTGGCGGGAGACCGCAGCGCCCGGTCAGACTACCGGCGGCTTCGTGGACTCCACGATGCCCCACAGGCTCCAGCGAGCCTCAGACGGCACCTGGTCCTTCCAGGCAGTCACCTGGGGTCAGCGGCCTGCTGGTGACAACCTGACGAACCCCGAGCCCTCCTTCTCGGGCGGCAGGATCTTCGATGTCTTCTATCACGAGGACCGCCTCGGGTTCCTGTCAGGGTCGCACTTGGTCATGTCCGAGTCGGGCGAGATCGAGAACTTCTGGAGGACCACCGTGCTGTCCCTCCCAGACTCGGACCCCATTGACATCACGCTCTCGGCCCTGCAGGGGAGCGCCCTCTACCACGCCATCTCATTCAACCGGGCACTCCATGTGTTCTCAGAGGACTCCCAGGCCGTCGTAAGCGGCGGGGAGGGGGCACTCTCCCCCGTCACTGTGTCCGCTAAGGTCACCGGGACGTACAGGACGAGCCCCTCGGTCCCCCCGATCACCCAGGAGGACTCCCTGTTCTCGGCGTACCGCACGGGAAGTTTCATGCAGGTGCGGGAGATGGTTTCCGGGCAGTACGCCGGGGACCTCGTTGCCGGTGAGGTGACCCGCGCTGTGCCCCGCCTTCTGCCGTCGAGTATCCGCAAGGTAATCACGGGTGGCGGTGGGTCAGACCTGCTGTACCTCACGGACGACGGCCAGATGTTCCTGTACCAGTACTTGCGTGCTGGCCGCGAGAACATCATGGCCGCATGGGGCCGCTGGGACCTCCCTGATGGGGAGGTTGTGGATGCCGTCCGTATGGGTGACCACCTCTACGTCCTAATCAACCGCGTGGGCCTCTCGTCTACCTACTCCTGCCTTGAGAAGATTGAAGTGGGCGCGGGGCGCGGCGACACGACCACGGACTACAAGATCCGCACCGACCGTCTCCGTCAAGAGCCCACGGGCACCTGGGACTTCGCCACGGACACCACCACTTTCACCTTGGGGTTCCCTGTTACTACCGGGGCCTCGATCCTCGTCACTGCCGACAACGGCGGTGCCTTGGAGTACGGTGCCCCTCTTACGGTGGACTCCTACTCAGCCGTGTGGGACACCGTGACCGTGCAGGGCGACCACGCGCTCCAGCCGGTGTTTATCGGTATCTCCTACGACAGCTCCATTACGATGAGCCACCCGGTGGTTCAGGCACCCTCCCAGAGGGGTGGCGTCTCCTCCCTCGTTGGAGGCAACACGCTGGTCCGAGATATCGTTGTGTCCCTCGCGGATACTGGGTATCTCAAGGCCACAGTGGAGGCCGTGGGTCAGACCACAGCCACAGAGGAGTTCCTCGCTGACCGTATGGATGTGGGGGAGCTAAACCCCTCCGCCCTTGCCAGCCGGGAGTTCCTGGTGCCCATCCACGCCAGCTCGGACGAGTTCCGTGTTACGTTCTCTAACCCTACTGCGCTTCCCTCAACCCTCGTCAACGGGGCCTGGGCTCTGCGCTTCAACTCACGCTACAGACAATCATGACCCGCCTACACCTCGAAGAAGCTCACGGTGACCACGCATACGCGCTGTCACCTAACCTGTGCGAGAACGACATCCGCTGGATCTCCTACGCCTACACGAACGGCGAGGAGAAGACGGCAGAGGCCGTACGTCTCTCAATCGAAGAGTCCGAGCAGGCCTTCACGATCTGCGACGACACAGGTGAGCTTCTCGGGGTGTGGGGTCATGGCGCGTGGGATAGGCCTACGGGCGTGGGCTACGTCTGGCTTCTCTCGACAGAGAGCCTGTGGAACCACCACTACCCCTCCCTGAACCGTATCTGGCGGAGGGTTATCCTCCCCAAACTGGACGCTATCTACGAGCAGTACGGGGCCACTATCTTGAGCGATAACGCCAAGCTGGTCTCTTGGCTACGTCTCTCCGGCTTCTCCCCTAGTACCCGATCCGACCGGACGGGCACCCTCTTTACACACTATACCAGATCATGATGTTCCCCATGAGTGGAGGCATGGCCTCCGGTCTCGCAAGCGCGGCCACACCCACGTCGGGTTTCTCCCTTGGACTCGGGCAGGCCGCGATGGGCCTCGGCATTGCCGGGGGTCTCTTCAGCATCGCCTCAGGTATCTCCGACCAGCGCAAGCAGGCCAAGTACACCGAGCGTATGTGGGAGGAGACCGCACAAGCCTCCTTCAAGGACGCCTCCTTCCAGTTCTCCCAGCTCAACAAGCAGGAGAACCAGCGGGTCCAGCAGGGCGCTCAGATCCTCCAGAACCTCCTCCGACAGTCCCAGCAGGCCCGAGGCTCCGCAGTCGCTCAGGCGGGCGCAGCGGGCGTCTCAGGGGCTTCTGTGCAGGCGCTGGAGTCCGACCTGGCCCGCCAGAAGCTCGCGCAGATTATGTCACAGCAGCAGAACATTGCAGGTATGCGGGACCAAATGGATACCCAGCGTCAGCAGGTCGCCGCACAAGCAACCAACCGTATCCGTTCCGCCATGTCCTCGTACCAGCCCCAGCAGCCTGATGTCTTCGGGCAGCTCTTCCAGCTTGGTGCGTCCGCCATTACCACCTACGCCGACGTCACCACGCCCGGCGTGAACGGCAGAGAGTTCATCTAATGAGACAAAAACCCAAAGAGTTCGGCCTCGGTGTGAGGGATGTGCAGGCTTCGCCTGTGGATACCTTCTCCCCCGAGGTTGTCATGCAGCCCCGAGCAGCCCGAGGTGGCGCTGTGGGCGAGGGTCTTCAGCAACTGTCCCAGACGCTTGCTGGTATGGGCCAGCAGAACCGGCAGTTTGACGAGAAGACGCTGGAGCCCCTGGCGGAAGCCGTCCACGCTATGAAGCAGGACGGCAAGAGCGATGCCGAGATTACTAAGGAGGTCTCCGAGGCTGGTCTCACCACTGGTCGCGTCCTCAACCGCATCCGCAAGGCTGGGGGCTATGACGCCTTCTCCGACCTCGCCTTCCGGGTCACCTACGACGAACTGGAAGCTGACTCAGCCTACCAGTCCGCGCAGTCTAGCCTCAACGTGCTGGACAAGACCGCCCGCAACCTCGCATCAGGTTACGGTCTGGGGGACGATCCCGAGGAACTTCGTGCGTCCCTGTTCGCCCTGTACGGCGAGGGTACGGCGGACCACAAGTCCGGCCTAAGCCCGCTGAGTAGCCCCAAGTACGACAAGCTGATGAACGCTGAGATCGCCCGCAGGGTGGATAAGGCGTTCGCGGCGGGTCAGCGTACCCAAGAGGTTGACATCGCCAACAAGGCCGCCTCAAGCCTCTCGATCCCCCTGGACCAGCACATCTCAGGGGTTATCGACGGCGCAGAGCTCACCGCCGGTATCGAGGAAGTCTTCAAAGGCCCCTTCAGCCAGGTGTCCCCCCAGGACATCCCCGCCTTCTTGACCACAACCGTGGACAGCCTCGGGGCTCGCCTGGAGGTTGCGGTAGCCTCGGGTGCGCTTGAGGTGCATGAGAGCCAGGAGGACATCGAGGAGATATTCACAGCCTTTGAGGAGGGTCTACCCGAGGACGTACTCGACGCCAACCCCGACGCCCTGAACAGGCTCAGGAAGCTGCAAGCCAAGTACACCCGCAACGACCGCCAGATCCGGCAGTACCGGGAGGCTGGAGGGGAGGCACTCCCGGCGTCCGTGGCCGAGAACATCGCCTTGCGCGAACTCGCAGAGTCTTCCGGTGGGGACATCCGAAAGGCTTGGACCAGCGAGGAGACCGTGCGGGACGCAGCCTCCTACGTTATGGACATCCAAGCCCGCCTGGGTGGGATGCCTGAGGAGGACCGCCAAGCCCTCGCAGAGCGCCTGGGTGTCGATGCCAGCCAGGTTGGCTCCGCGCTCTCGCAACTTCGGCACCTGTACACCAAGCGTGCTGACGAGATCAAGCGTACGGGTGTGAGCGACCTCAACCAGAGCTACGCTGAAAGTCAGCGCAAGCTGGCCGCAGAGGATAGATCGGAACTCAAGGAGCATCGCAGTGAAGCCAAAAAGGACAAGCTGTCATCGGGCTCGCGGGAAGCCCACCACGCACTGATCGCAGCCGCGTCTGGGGACCCCGCCAAGCTCGCCGCGCTGGGGAGCCAGATCGCCTTGGACTCCACCCTCTCCGAAAACGATAGGACGATCCTGGAGGCCAATATTGTCATGGAGCGCGACAAAGCTCCGCTGATGCGTAAGGCGTACACGCTGACCACGCCCGCCGTGGAGTCCGTGGCTCAGTCCCTGATGGAGGGTGGCCTTGTGGGCATCAACGAGGACGCAGAGATCACAGCGGAGTCCGCTGGGCGCTTCACCTCCCGCGTGCAACTCGTGGCCGACGATGTCGCCCGTGAGCTCATGCAGGACCCGGAGATCCTTGCGGACCTTGAGGCTGGGCGCACAGGTACCTTCCTCAGCGAACTACGCGCGCGCCTCCCCGAGGCCACAAAGGCTCTAGTGTTCGATGAGTACGGCACCGGGGACAACTCTGGTCTGAGCGCCGTGAACATCCGCCCGCTGGTTACAACCACGGTCGCGGGGTTGACCGACCTGGCAAAGCAGCCGCTCGTCCCAAGCACCATGATGGACAGCATCGGGAGCGTCCTGGAGGGCGCTGACCTCTCCCCGGAGACGGACGCTAAGGAGTATTCTGCTCTGGTGTCCGCGACCAACAAGGGCTTCAAGGGCACCTACGACCTGGGTGCCGCCTGGCTCACGCAGCCGGTGACAACAACTAACGAGAGAGGCCCGTCCTTCAGTAAGACCTCCAAGAGGTTCATGGATGCCGTGGAGCCTCTCCTGGAACAGGCCAAGTCCGACGACATCCGTGTCAGCCAATCCGCCCAGACGGCACTCCGCACGCTGATGCTGAACTCCGGGTCCATCCCGATGTCGGCGGAAGGTGTGTTCGAGTTCATCCAGGGCGAACTGATGGGTCCCACCGAAGGCCTGGACGAGGTCGCATCCTGGAGCCCGCGAACCAAAAAGCTCGCAAGCAGAGCCCGGGGTATCACGGACGCGCTTATAGAGTACGCCGAATTCGACCTGGAGTTCACCTCTTGGGATGAAGCCTCGCGCTACCGTGCCCCGGAGTTCAACACGGACGGCGTGTTCGGTGGGCTTTACAACAGCACTACCGGAGACCTCAACACCAGCAAGAAATTCACCGTCCTCAAGGGCGGAGTAGAGACCGAGATTGACTTCAGTGAGGTCGTAAACATCACTCAGAAATTCCTTGGAGACCGCATCCGCGGCTTCACACCTTCCCGAGCGCAGACGTTAGACTGGATCTACCGTCAGTCTGCCGTTACCGAGTAAACCATGCAAGACTACAACACATCAGGCGAGTACGACCTCTGGGGGTCCTACAAGGCCAAACGGGCCACCGCTGACATCTCAGGTGAGGCGGTGGACGACTTCGAGATGGGCGTGGGCTCAGTGGCTGGTGATATGATTACTGGGGTTGTCAAGGGCGGGTTCGATGCCCTCTCCTCGATATCCAACCTCGGTGTGTCGCTCACCAACCTGATGACAGGGTATGACATCGAAAAGGTGGACTTCTCTGAATCTCTTGGGCTCAAAACCCATACGATGGCGGGTAACTTCATCGGCGTTGCCACCCAGTTCTTCGTCCCCTTCGGGGCGCTGGGCAAGGCTGGCAAGGCCATGCAGGCCGTCAGCGGCACGGGCAAGGTGGCGAAGGCTAGTAAGGTCGTGGGTGGGGTGCTGAACCCCATGAACGCCAAGGCCATCGAGAAGGTCCGAGCCCTGGAGGCCAGCGGCCAGGTCACCAAAGGTATGCTCTGGAAGGCGCGTCTCCTGAACGCCTCCAAGCAGACCGGAAAGGGTGCCGTGGCGGACTTTATCGCGTTCGACGAGAACGAGAAGCGTATGTCTGACCTTGCGGCGCACATCCCTGCCGTGGGTGGCCTCTTCGAGGGTCTCACATACGACGAAGACGACAACTGGTTCGAGGCCCGTATGAAGAACACTATCGACGGGGCCATGCTCGGCTTCCTCGGTGACGGGCTTATGACCACTTGGGTTTCTCGGAAGGCACGCAAGGCTGTCTTGAAGGCTGGCGGCACTGAGGAGGAGGCGCTTGCTGCTGCTTCCCTGAAGGCTTTGGGCTTCGAGAAGGCTGCGCTCAAGCAGGAGGCCGAAGAGGTTGCCGAGAAGGTGACCAAGGCCTCCGAGACCACCCGCCCGCTCCCCGCTGACGCGGGTGACGAGGCCTTCGCGGCCGAGGCCCGTGCCGCGCAGGACCAAGTAGACGAAGCGAGAGCTGCGGGTAAGGTCGTAGACGAGGATGGAACGGTGCGCCCGCGTGAGCGGCACACCACCGTAGACGAGGATGGGAATACGGTCGAGTTGGCCCCCGCCGAGTCCGCCCGCCTTGACGCGGAGGCTGGAACGGTGCGCCCGCGTGAGCAGCCCACCGCCGTAGACGCGGACGGGAACACGGTCGAGCTGACCTCCGCCGAGTCCGCGCGCCTTGACGAGGAGGCCATCAACTGGGGTGAAGGAAACACGGGCCGCGTCGATCCAGACACGGGACGCGTGGAGATCACCCCATCCCTCAGCAAGCAGGAAGCGGCTTATGAGGCAGCCGCCGAAGACCTCGCAGAGGCTGCTGGTGCCGCGTTCCAGGCAGGCCGCAAGTACGACGGTCGCACTGTTATCGAGGGCTTCAAGGACTTCCAGGTCCGTACAGACCTGCCCACGAACCCGCGAGCCCTGGACGCCAACGGCAAGCCGATCCCGCTCCCTCTCGGCCTCAGCCGCCGCGCGGCCAACCTGGCAACCCGCCGGGCCGCTCTCAGGGACCCCGATGGCGCGCTGGCCCTCACGCGCGTCCTGGAAATGAAGTTCGGCCAGCAGAACACTGGACCCGTCATGGACCTGGACGAGCTTCGTTACACGGTCATGACAGCCGTGGATGAACTTGGAGACCTTAGCGCCTCCGAGAGTGCCAAGGTTGCCGGTCTCGTCGCAGAGGCGGGCGAGGAGGAGCTCCAGAAGGCCGTCACCCGTATGCAAACCCAGTCCGCCATCTCCACGGAGTACGCCAACGAGACCTCGCGGGTCGTCAAGGAGATGATCCAGCATGAGGACACGCTCGACAACGAGAAGCTGAACCACCTCGCCGACCTGTTTGAAGCCTTCGACGGTTGGCAGTCCGGCTACAACACTTCCAAGTCCTACTTCGGGCTTGGACTCAAACTACCCGTCCAAGAGTCTAAGCGGATGTTCCGCAAAGCCGCCAACGCCGCCGCAGATGTCTGCGGTTTGAAACCATCATGAGAAAGAACCTAACCGGAGAGTGCGGGAGCCTGTTCCAGTCGCTCTCCAAGACACTCCGCGAATCCGCTGTGCCGGGTCAGGAGGCTGACGACCTTGTACGCAAACTGCTCAAGAGCGTGGACAAGATCCTCGACGGCGGCAGCGGCAGCGTCAAGGCCATGGAGATGTTCACGCAGAAGAACATGGCCGCGCGGGGCTTCGACATTGCAGAAGAGTTCCGTATGTTCTCCATGCTCTCCGGTATCAAGACGCAGGTGATCTCGCCTGTCTCTGGTGCCGTTATGAGCCACGCCCGGACGGTCGAGGATACAGTGGGCGCCTACCTCGGGCGTGCGCTGGGTAGCCTCACAGAAGAAGAGGGGCGACAGGTTGCCCGCATGGCAGCGGTGGAGCGATCCCACATTGCCCGAGCGCAGCTCAACATCGCGGAGAACATCAAGATCTGGTCCGGCCTCAAGGACGGATCAAGCCCGTGGGAGAAAATCGCCAACGGGAAACTTGAGGAGTCCCAGATGAACTCTGCGGCTGCTATGGCTGCACTGGACCGGCTGAATAGCGGCAAGGACGGTTTCATCACTGGCGGTCTGCAGTTCCTCAGCGGGGTCAGCCGCTTGTCGGGCCAAGCTCTACAGCAGGGCGACCAGATGACCAAGATGATCGCGGGACGCGCCCGGCACATCGCCCGATCCAACGAGCACTTCCTCGCCAAGGGTTACGACGATGCCACCGCGCTGCGTATGGCTCGTGAGCAGGCCGACACGCTTCTTGAGCAGCGAGGCAACGTGCGGAACCAACTCCGCACCGCACTGGTTCACAAGCGCGGCAACGCCCCGGAGGATATGCCCAAAGAACTGGACGATCTACTCCGGCGCACAGGCGTCGAGACGGAGCAGGACATCACCGCCGCGCTGGACGCCATCGACGATGGTATCAAGGCCGGTGAGGATGCCACGTTTACCCACAAGATCAAAGACCGTAACTTCCTCGATAAGCTGGGTCGGCACATCCAGAACGCCCAGCAGGACATCCCGGCCCTCAAGCTGGTCATGCCCTTCGTCAAGACCCCCACGAACATCGCCAGCGAGACCTGGGAGCGCACCTTCGGCGCTGCACTGGGTGGCACTGAGGTCCTCCTCCGCAAACTCTCTGGCAAGACCCCGCTGGGCGAGTCCCTGCGAGACCCCATGTTCGACATGGCTAGGAGGCTGGAGAGTCTCGACCCCCGCGTCCGCGCCCGTGCTATGGGTGAGATGTCTATCGGCGTCACCGCCGTCAGTGGCGTGGTTATGCTGGCAGGGCAGAACGACGAGGAGACGGGTATGCCGAAGATCACGGGGACGGCTCCGGCCAACCCCAGGCTTGCCGCTACTTGGCGCGAAGCCGGGTGGCAACCCCGCAGCATCATGGTCGGCGGCAATTACGTCTCCTACGACCGGCTGGACCCGCTCTCCGGGGCCATCCTGGGCTTCGGCGCAGACCTGACTGCGGCCCTTGGGTGGGCCAGCGACGACGGGACCACGGCGCGTGACGGGTCTGACCTGTTCCTCGGTGTCGCAGCAGCCCTCGGGGCCAACATCACCTCCAAGACCTGGATGCGTGGACTCCGAGAGGCCGCAGAGGTCGCCGCAGACCCCGCGCCCCACACGGTTGAGAGGATGATGAAGAACGTGGCGGGCTCGTATGTGCCCAGCATTATCCGAGATGTCGCCAACCTCTCACGCGAGGAGCAGATGGTCAAGGACATCAACGGAGTGAGCGATGCCTTCCTCGCCAAGATCCCCGGCCTCAACAACTCGGTTGATGATCGCCGGAATTTCATGGGCGAGAAACTGCGCTACACGGATGTACCTGGACAGCAGAAGTGGAACACCATCATGCCGTTCAACATCTCCCGCATCAAGGACGATGTCATCTCCAGGGAGCTCTCAAAGCTCCCCCAGGGCTTCTCCATGCCCTCTACGAAGGTGTACGGAGTCGATCTGAAGGACGCTGCGTACAACCAGGAGAACGGACAGACGGCCTACGACAGGCTCCTGGAGCTGTCATCTGAAGTCAAGGTCGGCGGGCGCACCCTGCGCCAGGAGATCCGCCGCGTCATCAAAAGCCCCGAGTACCAGCGGCTGGACTCCTTCGACTTCGAGGGTGAGCGCAACCCGCGCACCGCGATGCTCACCAAGTCACTGAACAAATACCGCAAGAAGGCCCGCACAGTGCTCCTCCGGGAGAACCGAACCCTCTCATCTGACGTTAGCTCCCGATCCAAAGCCCGGAAGCAACGCCGCGCCGGAAACGGCTTCAACTTCTTCCAGCAATGATTACTGAAACCTATGTAGCGACGGCGGGCCAGACCGTCTTCCCTTTCACGTTCCCTTTCCTCGCCGCAGCGGACCTCACGGTCGCAGTGGACGGGGTGGAGACCTCTAGCTGGGACCTCACCTCCGCTCAGACCGTCACCCTCAACGGTGACTTCACGGGCGGTGGAGCCCTTACGGAAGGTCAGGAGGTCAGCGTAGCCCGCACGACCCCCATTGACACACCGGCTGTCACCTTCGCCTCCCCGAGTACCCTGCGATCCTCCGAGATCAACCGGGCGGTCCAGCAGCTTCTGTTCAACCTCCAGGAGCAGGACGCGGACACCACGGCGGGTATGCGTAAGAACCTAGGCGGTACAGCCTGGGACGCGGAGAGCATCCCCGTGAAGTCCCTGGGCGCCCCTGTGGACTCGGGGGACGCGGCACGCCTTGCGGACATTGAGAACGCTATTGTGGCCGGTGGGAACATCCCCGCCTTCTCTATCGCTGACGCAGGCCGCAGCCTCGCCATCGACGTAAACGGCAACGTGGGCTGGGCGTCCGCCGGGGGCGGTCTGTCCGTCTTCGAGGTTACCACCCAAGACCCGCCCCCTGTGGCCTACGCCAACGGTGGCTCCCTTCTCGTCACAAGCACCAACGGCATTCAGACTCCGGGCTCCCAACTGCCGCTCACCAAGCTGGCCGATGTGATGCCCTGGTTCTCTGGGACCGCCCCGAGTGTCGTCGGTGACGCGGAGCTGCTGCTCCCCACGGCTGGCGTCTACGAGGTCACAGCCCACGGCAACCTGCGTACCATTCCAGAGGCTGGCGTTGACATCCAGCACGGGGCCAAGCTAGGCATTACGGACTTCCTCTCGGGGAGTGTTGTGCTGGACCAGATCCAGAACATCACCCTTGGCCGCAGCGGGGACACCGACCCCTGGGTCTCCTCCTACGGCTTCACGCTCCGCGCGTACGTCACGGTGACCACCCCGGTCTCCCTGAGCCTCAGGGGTGTCCGCATTGGCAGCCCGACCGTCCTCATGGACGTTCCGACCCGGGTGGAAGTGAGGGAAGTCCGATGAGCGACCCCCTCGAAGAGATGGACCGGCTCCTCGCTGAGTCCCACCTGAACGCCCTGAAGAGCCCTGACGCCACTGCGGCAGACAGGCAAGCTGCCAGGATGTACCTACAGTCCAAAGGCTACGCTGGCCCCTCTGTGGCCGGTCACGCCAAGGCTGACGACGATCATCCGGTACTTCGCCTATCCGATTGGACTGAAGAGGATCTGAGGGAGCATGGAAGTTGACCGAGCCGCCCGCAAGCGTGCCCGTGAAGTCCTGATTGTTCTCACTAACGTACTCCCCGTGCCCTTCCCTGTCCGCCTTCGCTGGCGCAAACTGGAAGGGTTCGGGGAGTCTCTCGTTTCCACCAAGAAGGATGGTACGCGCAGCGCAACCATCGACCTCCGAGAAGACCTCTCGGAACCCCTAGCTGTGGAGGTGCTCGTACACGAGTACGCCCACATCATCACTACTGACTACTATGGCAGCTCCCACGACGCGGTGTGGGGCCTCGCCTACTCTGACGTTTACCGCTGTATCTACGGAGAACACTGATGCTCGAAGACAGCAACCACACTAGTCTGATTGGCATGGTCTTCGGCGCTGGCGGTGCGGGTGCCGTGTTTATCCGCTACCTGGTCGAGAGCTACATCTCCGGGCGCAAGGACCGCGCACGCAAAAAGCATATCGACGGGTTGAAGCGTATCACAGGCATCTACGATGAACTGAACCAGATCATCGCCGCAGACTCCAACATCAACCGGGTCATGGTGATGCGCTCATCCAACAGCGGCAGCATCCCATCCCCTGGGTGCCGCATATTCATCCGGGTCCTGCATGAGGCCTACAGAAGCCTCTCGGACTCGATCATCCACTCGAACCTGTGGGACGAGCGGCAGGCGGACCAGCACTACATCTCTCTGGTGCGCTCAATCGCCCAGGATGGCTTCGTCGAGTTGTACGCCAAGGATTTGCCAGAAGAGTCGGCACTCCGCGCTGTCTATGACGCCAGCCATACCGAGAAAGCCAAGGTCTGGCGCTTGGAGCTCACCGGCACAGAGATGTTCTACCTTTCGGTGAACTACCGCAAGGACATCGACATCCCGCCCATCTCCAAGGCCGTCACGGCCAACTCAGTCGCAAACCTCCAGACACTGTTCCAAGAATGAAAATCCCCGCAGATCACCCCGCAAGAGACTTCAAGGTCTTCTCAGAGCGTATCTGGAAGCACCTCAACCTACCGCCCCTCACGCCCGTCCAGCGGGACATCTGCGATTGGCTCCAGCATGGGGGCAAACGTAACCAGACGCACGCCTTCCGAGGGGTGGGGAAGTCCTACCTCTGCTCAGCCTACGTCCTGTGGTCCCTCTTCATGGACCCCAACGAGAAGTGCCTAGTCATTTCGGCCTCGAAGGAACGCGCTGACGCCTTCGTGAAGTTCACCCGCCGTCTCATCGACGAGGTGCCCTTCCTACAGCACCTGATCCCCGACAGGAACCGGGGCGACCGGGACTCCAACATCTCCTTCGATGTGGGGGCAGCTACGGCTGGGGCGCACAGCCCCTCTGTGAAGGCTGCGGGAGTGACTGGGCAGATAACAGGAGCCCGTGGTTCCCTCATCGTCCTCGATGACGTAGAGGTCCCGGGCAACTCCGCGACCCCTGCGATGCGGGAGAAGCTCTCTGAGAGTATCAAGGAGATCGACGCTATTCTCCTGCCGGAGTCCAAGGAGCTAAAGGTCAACCCCCGTGTGCGGATCCTGGGAACGCCCCAGAGCATGGAGACGATCTACTCGACCCTTGAGGAGCGCGGATACACAACCCGCGTGTGGCCCATCGAGGTCCCCGAGGAGCACACCGCCCTGGGCTACCACGGCAACCTGGCTCCGATGGTCCAGAAGATGATCGACGACGGGGACCCTCCGGGTACCTCCGTGGAGCCCTCACGCTTCCCTACGCACGACATCGCGGAGCGGCGGCTCTCCTACGGCACGCTGGGCTTTATGCTCCAGTTCATGCTCTCCACGGCTCTCAGCGATGCCGAGAAGTTCCCCCTGAAGACAAAGGACCTCATGGTCGCCTCGTTCCCCACGGATCGAGCCCGCGAGGTCTACGTCCACTCCAACCACCCTCAGTTCAAGCTGGCGGAGCACCCGAATGTGGGTATGCACGGGGACGGCTTCTACCACGTGGGGGACGAGATTGGGGAGTACACCAAGTTCGACAACACCATCGTCGCCGTGGACCCCTCAGCCCGAGGCCGTGACGAGACCGCAGTGGTCTCAATGAGT